TAGTAATGTTGAATCATCTAGACAGAAAACATCTATTATCTCAGTAATGCACAGTGCAGACTTCTTAGCCTCTAAGGTTGAGTATGATATGTGGAAAGCTAACGGCGGTACTTCTAAGCCGAAAAGACCTAAAACTACTAGTTCAACAGGAAGATCAGTAAAATCTTCAGAAGGTCTTAATAATATTTTAAAAAATTTATAAAATAATGGATATTTTAGTTGCCTCTTTAATTTTAAGTTCTATCTTTATTATTATATTAAGTTATGCTGTATATAATTTAATACGAAAGGTTGAGAATTACGAAGATGTAGTTCAGGACCAAGTTCAATATTTACAAAACATTTCTAATACAATAACAGAAAGTAAGAAATACTTAGACAGTTTAGATGCCAGAGGCATTTTTCAGAGTGATGACGAAGTTGGGGAGTTTTTTAGTCACATGCAGAAGGTTCAAGAAGAACTAGACAGGTATATGCTACCCCAAAATTATGGCACGAAAGAAGAGCAAAGCTAACTACTTTACAAAAGAAACAGAAGATTACATAGTTAAGTACAATACCTCTACAGATCCGGAATACAGAAATAAAGTTTTCACAGATCATATTTACCTACCTTTTTATAAATTAGCTGAAAATATTATACATACTTTTAAGTTTTACTATACTGATGTAGATCAGATAGAAGATTTAAAGCATGAAATAGTATCAGTATTACTAGAAGAAAAGATAATGAAGTTTGATCCTACAAATGGAGCAAAAGCATATTCATACTTCGGTACTATAGTAAAACGTTGGTTAATTAATTACAATAATAAAAACTACAAACGACTTAAACAAGTAGGATCTTTCGAAGAGAAAGACTTTTCCTATACATCTGCATTTGAAACTAATACTTCAGATCAAGTTACCTTAGCACAGTTTATAGACACTTGGGTAGAAGAGACGGACGATAAGTTAGAAATTCTATTTGATAAACCTAATGAACTAAAGATAGCAGATGCTGTTCTAACTATTTTTAAGACTAGACAAGATATTCAAATTTTTAAAAAGAAGGCTCTGTACATTTACATTAGAGAAATGACTGATTGTGATACACCGTACCTAACAAAGGTACTTAATGTACTTAAAGAAGACTTTAAAGATAAACATCAACACCTGTACGATTTAGGTCTTATTAGCAATAATCCTTTGTAACTCTATTTATTAATAAAGTAACATGAGTTTAGATAAAGAAATATTTAACGGAAAAACTCTATCTGATCTCTTCAGTGAAATCCACGACAACTCTACTAACACTAGAGCTCAAGTTAAAGGACTAATAGGAGAGCTAAAACCTCTTATAGAAAACATTGGTGATGCTACTCTTATTGTACCTATGATAAAAGAATACATGGAGATTGGTGTTAAAAATGATGAGGCTTTAATTAAGTTAGCAACTATAGTTCAGAGAATAGAATCGGCACAATCTAAAGGTGATGGAGGAGAAATGTTTGATTTCTCTGAATTACAAGATCTTTTAGAAGAGTCTGAGCAAACTGTCAACGAGGTAGAGGATAAAACTGAAGAAGAAGATGGCGTATAACTTAGGACCAAGTGCAGGTGGAGGTAATAGTGGCGGAGGAGGTTCTTCTGGTACCTCAGGTAAATACTACGGTAGAGTTGTAGACGTTATACAAAACGCAGATCATCCTGAATACCAACAGTATGGAGAATCAAACTCTATTAATGGAGTATTCTTTAGAAATTTAAACACACCTAAAACAGAAGATGTAGAAGAAGATTTAAAGTTTGCTTATTATAGCGGAAATAACTTTAAACAAATACCCTTGAAAGGTGAAGTAGTAGAGTTAGTATCCCAACCTGCTACTGAAAGAACAATAGCTAACAGTAGTAAACTATACTGGACTAAAATAATACCTATATGGAACCATGTACACCATAATGCATACCCGGACACGTTACAATTTCAAGATCAAGAATCACAAGCTGATTTAGGAGAAGATTTTGAAGAATCAGATAAGATAAACAATCTACAGCTGTTTGCCGGAGATGTAACAGTAGAAGGAAGACATGGTAATACTTTACGATTTGGAGGAACTAAACATGACCTAAACGAAATAACAGACGACTCTAATAATGGTAAGCCTTTCACTTTATTAAGAAATGGTCAAGCTGAAGCAGGAGATGCTTTTGAACTAGTAACAGAGAACATTAACGATGATGACTCTTCTCTATATATGACATCAGACCATACTATAGAATTAGAGCAAGCTCACGAAAAAAGAGATGGTTTCGAGGACGAACCTGAAAAAGCAGATACATTTAAAGGAGCTCAAGTATTGATTAACTCAGGAAGATTATACTTTAATGCAAGAGATGAAGGAGCTTTTATATCTGCTAAAGAGTCTATAGGGCTCAATGCAAAAGTAATAGGAATAGATTCTGATGATTACATTGGAATGGATAGTAAAAAAATATACTTAGGTACTGGTGCATTTGACGAAGATGAACCTGCTTTAAAAGGTGAAACAACTACCGTATGGCTCGATGATTTAGTATCTCTACTAGAAGGGTTAGCAAAAACAATGGCTACCACACCACCCGCTCCCCCCACATATATAGCAGGGCTATTAAAAGAAGGTGTTAAGATGCAAGCTCAGTTACCAGCATTGAAACAATTACTTAAGAACTTACACTCTAAAAAAGTGTTTATAGATAAAATATAATGCCAGACGTAAATATACCAGATAGCAAGCTGACTGCCGTAATAGCAAAGCAAGTAGGAAAAATACAAGGAGATATTACAGGTAAAGTACTAACTATGCTAGGTACTTTAGAGTCACAGTTTAGATCTCAAGGATGTCCATCTGGTTTATCAAGAAAAAGAAGACAGCTAGAGGGTATCCAAAGTAGTCTAAATTCTATTAATAGCAGAATATCTAAGTTTAGAAGAATACCCAGAACGCTTAAACCCCCAATAAGCGGATTAAAAGCAGCATTAAAAATTATTTTATCTATACCTCTCCCGCAAGGAATAGGTATCCCACCAGGTCCTGCAGGGGGATTAATAGTAGGGCTACCTGTGAACATCACAACTAAGTACGCAGATACAATGCACTTAGTAAAGGAGTTTATAAAGCAACTATCTGACGATATAGACGGTATATCTTATATTGTATCTGGTGAGGATGTACAGCTCAAGAGCATTGATAGAGCTATGAAAAAAGTACAGTTTTCGCTTAAAGCTTGTGAAATAGAAAAAGAAATAAACGAGAGACTTTCAGAGGAAGAGCAAAGAGATTTAGACTTACTAGATGAAGACGGTAACTCAGTATTTCGCAATCTTAGTAAAGACCTCTTATCCAATGGTCTGGAAAAAGATAGCAGGTCTGTATCACAAATTGCATCCGAATTAAACATTACCCCAGAAGAAGCAGTATCAAGGTTAGGTGAAGATAATCAAGATGCTTTTAACAGACAAGTAAAAGAATTAGGAGATAACATAAAAGGTATATCAGATAAAGACCTACAGAATAAATTAAGAGAATCTTTAGATATATTTCGTACACCTACTCCGATAGAACAGTCATCTGATATCTTCTCACATATAGGACCTGACGGAACTATTTATAAGCTAGAGATTCAATCAGTACCTGAAGACTCTACTATAGCTCCTAGAAGATTTGCATTAGCTAGAAATGTAAGAGGAATTGCAGTACTAAAAGGAGATTTGTCTTTTAGTTCTTCAACAAAAGTACTTTTAGATGAAATAAAATTTAGAATTGATAATCAACTTCCATAATTAAACTATTTATATATATGAAACTGGATCAACTACGTAAAGTAATACGAGAAGAAGTAAGAGCAGCGATTAGGGAGGAGTTACAAGAAGTGTTAACAGAAGCAGTTAAAATTGCAAGTACTCCAACTAAGCCAATATCTCAAACCTATTCAGAGGTCCCTAAAGGACAACCAAAAAAATGGTCAAGAGGCCATACAGCTACATTAGATGAAATGCTTCAAGACACTAGATCTTCTCTTACTCCATCTGAAGCTTCTGATATTATAGGAGGACAAGGAGTTCAGAAGCCAAATTTCGCTTCTATGATGTCTAATCAAATGGCTAAAGAGAATCAAGGGCCTATGCCCGGTATTGATATTAGTCAGTTAGATTTTGTTAAAAAAGCTAAAGGCATTTATGACCTCGCAAATAAAAAATCATCTAATACTTTAAATTAAAATGGCATTTAACGTAAGAAAGATAGACCCGATTGATTTACAGCCTAGAAAAGCAGTAGGTGTAAGCTTACCTTTTTCTGGCAAAGCTGTATTCAATTCTACCTTTCAAACTAAAGATGCTATTAAAACTAACTTAATAAACTATTTTTTAACTAGTAGAGGAGAAAGGTACCTTAACCCTGACTTTGGTAATCAGTTACAGACTTTATTGTTTGATAACTTAACTGAAGATAAAGTTGAACAGATTGACGCTTTGATAAAAGAAGATTTAAGAATATTTTTTCCTAAAGTTCAACCTGTAGAAGTTAAAACTGTAGGCGATGCTGATAATAATACAGTGCAGTTTAGTTTAAAATATAAAATTAACAATACTAACATTGAAGATGAGGTAGTAATAAACTTCTTAACATAATGGCAACGGAGAAAGACATAAAATACATAAACAGAGAGTTTACTGACTTAAAAGAGTCATTAGTAGAGTAC